GCCCTGGAAGCGATCAAACCCGGATTACTCCGATGCCGATTGACTTCAGTTCCTTTGGCGGTGGCAAGGCGATCCTGATCTATCGGGGTGTCGATATCTCATCCGAACTGTCACCCGAAACAACCAGCATCAATTACACAGACAACTGGCATGGTGAGGCAGATGAGATCGATGTCACGGTTCAGGACAAAGACGGCAAATGGAAAGGCCCCTGGTTGCCGGAACATGGTGACACGATGCAGCTCTTGCTGTCCGATAATGGCGTTTCATTTGTTGATTGCGGAACATTCGAACTGGATGAACCTCACGTAAGGGGATCACGATCAGGCGACACAATGACCATCCGGGGGCTTGCTGCCCCCATATCCAAACCGTTGCGGACTGCCAATACGTATGCCTATGAAGACAAGGACCTTCGCGCAATAGTGAACGAAGTGGCCGGGCGTACTGGTCTGTCGATAGAGGGCGAAATCGATGCGCTCTCCTTCAAGCGCATTACCCAACGCCGCGAGCGTGATCTGGAATTCCTGAAACGACTGGCAGAAGATACCGGCCATTATTTTTCCGTTCGTAACACTCGGGCGGTCTTCACCAGCTATGCGTCAATTGATGGCCGTTCACCCACACTTGTGATCGACCTCGAGAACAAGGCGCTCGATGCCGGGCGATTGATTGATTACAGTTTCAAAATCCAAAGCCAGGGCACCTACTCGAAAGGAAGCCTGCAATATTCCGATCCGGACAAGAAAGAAGTCACGCGTCACGAAGAGCCAGACCCACGCGTGAAAACCGGCGACGAACTGAAGGTGCGTGGCGAGCGGGTTGAAAACAAGGCCAATGCCGAAGCACTGGTAAAAGCACGGCTGCACATGGCGAACCGGAAGCAGAAAACCGGCTCCATGACCATGATCGGCAATATGAGGGCACTCGCGGGCAATACGCTTCTGGCGACCGGATTTGGCGGCTACAGCGACAAATATGTCATTGACAGTTCCGGCCATGCGATCAGTCGCAGTGGCTATACAACATCTGTGGAGTTGAGCCTTGCGAAACAATGAGGAATACCGCAACAACCTTGCCTTGAAGAAAGCGATTGTCATCGAGCGTGATCCGGAAAAAATGCGGGTCAAGGCACGCATCGAGGACGAGGACGCGACTGACAGTTACTGGCTCGACCTGACCGCCAGGTCCTCTTCGTCCACCAAATCCTTCGACATGCCGGACGAGGGCGACGAGATATGGGCGATTGTTGATCCCAAAGGTGAAGAGGGTATCGTCATGGGGAGCCGGTACAATGACAAGGAAACTCCCCCGCGCGATACGAATGATGACATGAGCTATGAAGGCCCATGGGGTTCGTTCCACCTCAACAAGGCATCTGGCGAACTATCCATTACCCTGACCAATCTCAATTTGCAGATCGAGACCATCACGATCAATGGTCAGCGGATTGAACACAATGGCAACAATATCGGCCATGACCATACCCATGGCGGCATTGTGCCGGGTGGCTCGGACACGGATATTCCGAACCCTTAAAAGTCGAAGAGCATGCGATCGGAACCATCAAAAAAGGCGATGCGGGATCTGATCGTCATTTTTGACGTTGTTGGTTTTCACTGGCTAGCATTACACTAAAAAACTAAGGGCTATCTTTTGATGCAACAATGGATCGAAATTCGTTTGGCAATTCAAGAATGTCATCCCGCATCAATTCTACCTTCTCTGTCACAAATTCCCAATTGCATCGACTGTACTCGATACGCAACATAGTGGATATCAACGGGTGTAAGCGCGCGAGTTCTTCTAGATACGCAACAGCTGTACTCAATGATTTGTAAAGTTCAGTTTTGTTTGTGCATTTGTAGCTTATTACTTCCAGAGCTATTGTTTTACGCTGCTCTTGATACTGCTCGAAGACCTCGAAAAAAAAGCTGAAAGCCAAGCGATGTTTGTTCAACGGCGTTTTAGAGAAAGCTCGAAGGCCTACATTATGCATTTTTCCTTCAGTACCCTCGTGGGGGTGAGTAGCAATTATGTCTGGGTTATGTGTTATTTCACGAGTCAGAAATCGATATTGAGAAGCAGCCATCGTTTCTTCCAGCTTGGAAATTAGTTGTCTGTACTCTTCATCCGCAGTTGCGGTTCTGCGCCTGGTTTGTTCTTCTTCCAGTATCACAGTCTGGGATTTAAGTTGGGCAGTAGATGCTTTCATCTCGTCCCGATTGAGTTTGTACTCTTTTCGGGTCAGTTCCAATTCCCTTCTCTGTTCTGCCAATTCCTTCGACTGAATGAAGACGGCTACCACCAACCATAAAAATGCAAGTGGAGCGGATGCTCCAGCCAGAAAGTCACCCAGCTCGTTGTGTGTCATGCAATTGAGTTGCTGTGTCAGCCAGTATGTCTCACCGACTACTTCGCCTTCTTCACATGTATCGATGGCCATGGCGACCGAAGCAAGCACGACCAGATAAAAAAATGACAAAATGTTAGCAAGGGGCACTGGCTTGGTGAACCATCCCCTTACACGTCGACAAGCCTTCACAATCTTCCAGCGCTCAAGCGTCAGTTCCAGATTTTTCATTCCAACCCCACATGCACAAAATTTGCCCCGGCACCATTTAGCCCGGAAAGTTTCCGGTGAACAAGCGGTCGCGCGCGCGCGATGGTTCACGCATGGAAAACCGTCACGATATTCCCTTCGTTCACTGGTCCGTAAAGGTCGGGCGCATTCACCCCGTCACAGGCGAGGTCAAAGACGTTCATGGTGAAATCGTTACGGTTTATGACGATGTTGAACAGGCAATTGCCAATCTTGTTCTGACCCCGAAACGGTCGGTTCCCGTAAACCCTGAAAAGGGTACTGACATTCTGCCCTATATCGATCGGCACGAAGAAGAGGCCGTTCCAAACATCACGCGGGAAATCTGGGACGCCATTGCCATTTGGGAGCCGCGTGCAGTCGTCGACCGGATCGAGGTAGTCCAGACCGCCTTTGCCCACTTCACTGCACGGATTTTCTGGAGACCCGTTCAAAGCCTGGCTGATGATGCACGGCTTCTGGAAGTGGAGCTTGCCGCATGAACCGCAATCTCCGCACCCTGGCTGATCTACGGGCAACCGAACCCCCGCAGTTTTTCGATACCGACCCGCTGTCGATCAAGGCCCGGCTCGTCGCTACCTTTGAAAAGGAAACCGGCAAGGCCCTGTTTGAGGGCCAGCCGGAAATGTTCATGATCGAAACCATGGCCTACGCGCTTTCAGTGCGCGCCGAGGCTGAACAAAACGCGGTCCTGCAAAACACGATTGCCTGGTCACAGGGTGAGCACCTTGAATTCAATGCGGCCAATATCTCAATCTTTCGGCTCTTGTCCCAGAAGGCAAAAACTACACTCCGCTTTACACTTGTTGCGGCCAGTTTCCTCGCGGTGATCATACCTGCCGGGACCCGTCTCTCTGATGGCGAATTCATCTTCGCGACGGATGAAGACCTGGTTATCGAGCCGGGCCAGATCACAGCCGATATCCTTGCCAGCGCTAGCATTGAAGGTACGTCGGCCAATGGCCTTGCCGCTTACACAATCAACCAGCCAGTTGATGCGTTGCCGACAGGTGTTACCGCACACAACCTGACGGAGACTTCCGGAGGTTCTGATCTGGAACCCGTTGAACGGTTTCGTGAGCGGGCTGCCAATGGCAACTTTCGTATCTCCAAGGGCGGCCCGCGCAATGGCTATCGGGAGATCGTCAAGGGGCTTCATCCGGACATTGTCGATGTCGGTGTGATCCGACCGCAACCAGGCCATATCGACATTTATCCGCTCATGAAAGACGGGCTGCCTTCTCCGGAAACAAAGGAGCTTGTCGCTACCGGTCTCGATGCCGAAGAAGACATACCGATGGGCGATGCCGTCACGGTAAAAGACCTGACCCCTGTCATCCATGATTTCACGCTGATTGTTCGTATCGATGTAGCAGATGTTTTGATCGAGCCTGCCGCGATCGCCATTGTTGAGGCTGTCTTTGAAGGCTGGAGCCAAAAGGCTGGTGTGCGGATTTCGCCCTCGACGATTACCGCCGAAGTGAGGCGGCTGCCGGGTGTGGTGGATGCGGAAACAAACGGCCTCGCCTTTACCGATTTGACACAGTTTCAGTTCGCCCAACTGGGAACGCTGACTGTGGATGTGCAGGTGACCGCCGATGAATAACCATTTCCATCCATCAAAGCTTGTCCCGCCTGGCGTCAATGATGTGCGCAGCCGTTCGTTTCTAACGGCTTGGGGTGCCGAACTTGAGCGCATCGAGCTGACATCACTTCTCGTCAATGATGCGCGTACGGTTGATGCCAAACTGCTTCCCGCCATGGCAGTTGCCCGAACTATGACGGACTTCATCGTGCCCGGCATGAAAGAGGCTGGCGTCCGGAAGCTGTTGCACAATTTTCGGGAAATCCATTCGAAGAGTGGCTACATTGCGGGCACCCGTGCCGCCCTTTCTGCCTTCGACCTCGATGTCACGTGGATACAATGGCATGAAGAAGAGCCTCCGGCCCCGCATGATACGCACCGTGTCCAGGTCTTTTTCAACGACACAATGGTTGAGGAAAACGCACTTGGAAGCCTTGAGGAACGGTCAAATGTCGAGCGCCTCATTCATCTGACGCAACGCTGGTCACAATCGGTTTCTGTCACGTTCGGTTTCCAGACAAAGCCCGACCTTCATATCGGCTGTTTCCCGCGTCATTCCGCATTGTTTATCGGCGGGCTGCCTGATGAGGATCAGCCGAGCGAGCCGGTCACCGCATTCATTTCACCCTTCCCAACCGCATCCGCACTGTATCAGGGCGGCATGGAGAGCTGACCATGGCAAATCCGTCCATCATCACGGTAGCAGGCCGCAACAAGGAAGCGCTGCAACAGTCGCAGAACCTACCTGTCACCTTTACAGAAATCGCTTTGGGGACTGGCGATCGTTATCCGGGCGGTGGCGAGACTGCCCTTCAGGATGAAGTCTATCGCGGGGCAATCACCGGCTCGGGCACCGATGCCAATGCGCCCAATGTCTACTGGTTCGATCTTTACGTACCGGCTTCGGTTCCGACCATGCAAGTCCGGGAAATGGGCCTGTTT